CACCCTGATAAGGTCGATCTTATTTATTGGGATGGTGCAGTTGCAGGGCATGAGGAGTACGACTCTTCCCAAGTGGATAACATTGTTAGTTCAACCCAACCCAAGGGGGGTGGTGGTACTGACCCTACTTGCGTAATGCGTTACTTGAAAGAAAAGGTGATTAAGCCCGAGGCAATCATCATGCTGACTGATGGATATGTGGGGGAGTGGGGAGATGATTGGGATGCACCGATTCTATGGACTATTGTGGGAGGTAATAAATCTGTTGCCTCTGTGGGTAAAACAATTCATGTTAAGGACTAGTGATATGAGCAAAGTAATTGTAAGTATTGGGTGGAATAACGAGTTTGTGTTGGACGCTGACAAAGCCCTAACATTGTTAGACCTACTCAAAGATGCAGAGAAGTACCAAGATAAATACAACAAGGATGGGAATACATTTCACATATTCCCCCAAGAAAAAGAGATAGCTACTCTTAGAGTATTAAGTACCAATATGTATAACCTAGCGAAGTTGGCTGGCAAACCCGAGGAGAATTGAGATGGTGAGAGAACCGCATAGTAAGTTTCCCTACGCTATTGTTGATAGTTGCGACCCCGAAGATTATAACTTTAGTGAGGAGAATTGAGATGAGTATATCTAGTAGCGCAGTATTAGTAGAACTGAACATTAGTGTTTGGACTGCTAACAAGTTGGACAAGGGTGCAACCGATATTGTGCTTGCGAGTAATAGTGCAAGTAGCGGTTCAGCACAAGTGCGTAAGAATCTAATGGCAGGGACGGACAAGCGTAAAAAGATAGCTGACTACGCCGCTAGGGCTAGGCTCTACCACAATCAGACTACGCTGTCGTGGTCGGACAAAGGTGCGAGACTTCTACCTACTAGCCTATTCATGGACTACAAGCAGAACATGAATGTGTACCAAAGCAACATGACTACCATGATCGAGGACTTCTATGCAAACTATGCAGACCTAATCGACCTAGCGAAACATCACATGGGTGATCTGTTCAACCCTTATGACTATCCAAGTATCGAGGAGTTGCGTAGTAAGTTTGGATTCCGATTGGTATTCTCTCCGTTGCCCGAGGGTGGGGATTTCCGTCTTGACATTCCAAAAGCGGACATGGATGAATTAGGTCAGCAGTATGAGTCCGCGTTCAATGACAGGCTCAAGGATGCTATGCGTGAACCATGGGAGAAGTTGCATAAGAACCTTGTGCATATCTCAGAAAAGCTAACGGATGTAGAGGGCGACGACGATACCAAGAAGCGGTATCACGATACCCTGATTACCAATGCGCAAGAGTTGTGCGGATTGCTTACGCACTTGAACATAACGAAAGACCCAATGCTTGAGAATGCCCGCCGTTCCCTCGAGCTAACAATGTTAGGTGTTGATATCGAGGACATTAAAGAGCATGCCGAAGTTCGGCAGTCTGTGAAGTCTAAGGTCGATGACATTCTTAAGAAGTTCGATTGGTAAGGGGGATATATGTTTACTGTATTAGTAACAGTACTCGCCCTTACGGGGGCAGTTGTTTGGATTTTTATTTTATATGCTTTAGTTAATATTTATTTAATGGAGAAGTAATCAGATGACATACGAAAATATCAAGTTGAAAAAGCATGACAAGTTTGGAGAGGGTGAGAAGGAATCAATTATCGACCCGTTCCTCAAAAGCTTTATAGAGAAGCTAGCACTCAAGTATCCACAATGGACATTCGAGGAAGAGCATTGCAATAACAAACACGACACTAAGACTTACGAAGCGTATCGTTTTAAGGTTTTGGATAAGAGAGAAGTGTTAGGCACAATCGACAAAGAGTATATCCATGGCGGTGGTGGGTGGCGGTATTGCGTAGACAACGATCGTATCAATGGTGTGCGAGAGCGTGGTCGTGGTATGAAAACAATCCATGAAGATAAAGCTATCAAGCATGTGGGTAAGTTCTTTGGTAAGAAAAATGTAAATGAGAAGTTTACTGAGGCTACTAAAGTAATCAGTAATGCCGTAGGGAATATACACAATCAGAAAAGATGGGACTTATCTCACAAGTGGGATAGAGTTCAAAGCCATGCACAAAAGTTTATCATTGAAAACTATGCGCAGTTTGTTAGTGGGGTAACAGATAAGACAGTAGCTACTAGCTTAGAGCATTTGCCGTCTTGCTTTGCAGAATATAGTTCAGTTGATGCAATGCAAGATGCGTTGCAGAAAGGAGATGCTTACATTATATTTATAGATGGGTTAAACTATTCTATACAAAAGGGCAAAGACCCTTTAGAAATAAAAGCAAGTGAAGAATTGCCCGACTTTATGCGAAGGGCAGTAGGGCTACTTAAACTAGTTGAAGATAACCAAGTAATAGGTGGTGTCGGTGTTCGTGCAAACGAAACGACTTTCTTGGTAATGCCTAACAATGTTAGCTAAGGAGTAGATATGAGATTATTTAAACGCAAACTTGATGTAGTTAAAGATGTACCTAAAGAAAGGAAGCCCGTTATGGCTACAGATACTAACTCTAAGTTCGTATACACAGGCGGTGCTGATGTAATGAAAACCTTCAAGCGGTATGGGTTTGTTCCACCTACTGAGTATCGTGATGATTACTTATTTAAGATTAACAGAGAAGCAACAAAGGCGGAATGATGGATGAAGTAGCCCAAAAGAAAGGTAGAGGTAAGGGGGTAAAGCCTGCGATGGTTTACTTCCCCCTCAGATTACCAACAGAAGTAATGCAGTTTTTCAACGCTTACCCTAACAAGAACGCAAAAATTAGGGAAGTGCTAGCTAGTTATATTCAACAACAAGGAGAAGCAAATGAGAACAGTAAGCAAGAAGTCACAGAAGTTAAATAACTACTTAGTAGAGAACCCTGATGCAAAGGCTAGTGCGGTTGCCAAGTTGTTTAAGGTAAGTGTGCAATCCGTATATCAGCGTAAGGCTAATCTTAAATCCGCAGCGGCTAAAGGTAATTGGAAGTTGGCATCGGTTAGCACAAGCAAGAAGAGCATATTCCAGAAACCTTCAACGCTTGCGCCTAACACAGTAGCATCAATGGCGTTGTTTGCAGACGACAAGGTAAATAGCCCGAGCCACTATAAGGTGGGTGGTATTGAGACTATCGACTTTATCGAAGCTAAGCAGTTAGGGTATCACCTAGGTAATGTAATCAAATACATTAGTCGTGCTGACCACAAAGACGACAAGCTAGAGAACCTAAAGAAGGCGCAATGGTATCTTAATCGTGCGATTGCAAACCTAAGCAAGACCTAACAATGTTAGGGGCGTTTGATTACGATAGAACCTAATAGCCTTGTAGATGCCGAGGGGGGCGGATAATCTACATATCCCCCCAATTCTCCCCTTGACAAAGTCCAACACTATGCTATCATGGTGTCATGGCACAAACCCCCGAAAAGAAAGTTAAAGATAAATGCGTCAAGCTACTTAAGGCTTACGGCGCTTATTATTTTTTCCCCGCCACTCACGGCTATGGTCGTAGTGGTGTACCTGATATTATCTGTTGCATTGCAGGAAAGTTTGTAGCCATTGAGTGTAAGGCGGGCGACAATAAGCCTACTGCACTACAAGAAAAAGAAATGGCAGACATCCGTAAACAGGGTGGACTTGCCATCGTAGTAAATGAGGAGAGCCTAACATTGTTAGGTTCGATTCTAAGGAGCTTACTTGACGAGGAGGATATAGATGGACGATGTTAGCCAAATGAACAAAGGTGTTCAGATATTACTTGAACGCATGAGCAGTAACCCTGATGAGTTTGTACCTGACCTTCGCAATGGGTATCCCCCTAAGTGGCGAAACATCCTTCTCTCTGTTGAGATGCGAACCAATGGGGGTAAGGACTACAAAGATCAGTTGTCATTCCTAAACGACAAAGAGATCAAAGCCTTATGGAACGGTATGCAACAACTGCAGGGGGAGCTATTCACTAAGCAGGTTATGAATACTCTACTAAGAGATGCAGAAGATGGACTGGGTTATTCCGAAGTAGTAGAACTGATAGAAGCCAAAGCAAAACTAGCAGAACTATCATCTCTTTCTCGAGTAGAACTGATAGAAGCCAAAACAAAACTAGCAGAACTATCATCTCTTTCT